TGGACAAGGCCAAGGGTTTAAGAATGCTGGAAGCTCAGGGACGCAAGAGCATCCAATCACGGTGGTTGTTTCACTGTCGCCCTCTGGTCCTGTCTCCATAGACCAAGGCTTGTGAAATTCTATTACTGCTCTAAGTGCGTTCCACAATGGGTATTCATTTATCCATTGTGAAGTTGGTGAAACTTTTTCTAGCAATTCATCGTGTGTCATACTCTCACCGTTCCAGATTCTTGTGCATCATTGTATAACTTGTAAGCAAGTCTGCACGCTAGCCAACCTTGTTGATGCCAATACTGTGCAGCGTACTCTTCTGTCATATGAATGTATTTAACTTGATCTTCCATAGCTCCTCCTAGAACCGTTCTTGTACCACCAACTGTAAAGGCTTGTTCGTGTTAGCGTCAAGCACCGAGGCTATCTCAACGGCTTTACGGGCGTGTCTCTTTGAATAGGCTAGGTCCATATCAGGTTTGACAATTGAATACAGGTAGCCAAGAGCAAGCTGGCCCCCAGAACCAATGCCATACGCTCCGTGATTTGCTTGGAAAAAAGAGAGATCACAAGCAATACGAAAGATATTACCGTTAAAAGCAATGAGATAATCGAAGCCACCATCTTTGTCCACCTTGTTGTAGTCGTAGTTGTTATCGGTAAATGCTTGGTTGATACTGGGAATGATTTTCTTTCCCATAAACTGCGCCGGCTCTTCGCCTTTATACAAAGGTGGCTTCCAGTTATAGGCAAGGATATCTCCTGGTCTAGTATCACCAGAGATACCAATGAGATACTTACCCACCTCAACTATCTTTGGCGTGCTAGTGGCAAGAGTTACTAGGTTATCTTCTGTGATCTGTGAGTCAGCTACTAGGACCGCGTAATCAATACCTTCAAGCGCCGCGATAGTTGTCATACTAGAGAGCCTACCAGTCAACGGCGTGTCGCTACTAGGCGACACCCTACTGGGCGCTACAATATGAGCCGTGAGGCGAATTAAACAGGCAGGCGCCCTCAAAGGGCGCACCGACAGTAACCGTACAGTAACCCTACGGCTCCGTCTACCAACCCTGCCATCGTTTAGATGGCTCAGGAATGCCCTTCCTAAGCCCTACGGGGCCGATTTAAGACAGTTAGGGCCACTGCACGTATGTTCCTGTGGGTGTCAGGTCTTTAACGTCTTAGCCAGCTTTGAAGATTATGAACTAGTCTGGTATTTCTTAGATGCAACCTGTGTTAATTGTGGCAATCTAGTAATTGTACCCTGCCCAGTGGATAAAGATGCAGCACAAACTCAGTAACCATAACGAAGAAGATCGCACTGCCACGTGCTCTATTTGTGGTCCAACCAAGATGAAGCTACGAGATAAAAACAATCCACTCGCTAGTAGATATAGATGCCGTACTGTATGGAAGCGTAACTACAACAACACCGTCTATCCATACGCTAGACATAAAGGCACAGAATGTCAAGGATGTGGGTTCATACCAGTACACATCTCTCAGTTAGATGTAGACCACATAGACGGTGACCGTTGGAATAATGAGCCACAGAATCTACAGACCTTGTGTGCTAACTGCCACCGGCTCAAGACCCACCTATCAGGTGATTCAAACTCAGGCATATTTTAGGCATAAAAAAAGAAGCCCACCCCTTTCGGGGTGAGCCTCTTCGTTTGCCTCGCGCTGATGGGTTACTTAGACCCACGACCAAACTCTGCTGATTTTGGATCTAGTGCCTTGAGCACTGGACCTGCAATAGCTGCGATACCTGCGGTTGCCAGAGCCTTTGGGTCTGTCACACCTGCAAGCCATAGCGCAATTACTGACGCAATTCCTGCACGTAGGTAAGTTCCTGCGATAGCGATTAACTTCTCTTTGTTCATTTGTTCTCCTAGTCTTTGAACTTTGGACTACCGAAGCCAACAATAAATAGCTTCAGTCCCTTTTTATTATCAGTGCGATAAGCCCTAACCTTCTGGACTACTTCTCCACCGTTACGTTCACTGGTAGATTTCTTTTTATCACCTGATGTATTGCCTTCGATAGTAACAATGGTTCCATCGCCATTATCTCTGACAACAATTCCAACGTGGTCAATAGGGTTTCCACCCTCTGCGAAATCAAAGAAGGCCAAGTCACCAGGTGCAGGCTTAGCAGTTTCTGTATTAGCCCAACGCCCAGTTCCTTGGAACTTCTGCGCTCCGTCAGTAGTAGAGACTACGTTAGGAATCTTTAAGCCAACTTCGTTGGCGCACCACATAACAAATGAACCACACCAAGGCTTAAAGTTTGCCTTGGTAAATGCTCCATACTTTGTTTCATTATCCTTTGGTCCCTCTATTGTGCCAATCTCAGCACGAGCAGCCATTAGAAATTGATTACGCTGTCCCATTTACTTCTCCGCTACTAACTTGTACAAGTCATCAACACGTTGTTCTAGTCTGTCTAACGAGTCACGCATACTCGATCCGCCATTACTCTTGAGTTCAATCAGATAGTGCTTAACCATCCAGCGCACTGCGCCAGCAAAGCCACCTACTATTGTCATTACTGCAACAGCAACTGTTGCATAGTCTTGTGCTTGCATTAGACCGTCCTAATGGTTACTAAGAGCGTTCCACCATAACCAGTGAATCGCTTATCTGATGGTGTGGTATTTCTAAAGTCAAGTTCTTCAATAAGTCCAATGTAAGACTCACCAGTTCTGAAGTCTTCAACACGGATGGTGTCTCCTACGTTCTCAACAGATTCAAGTTGAGACATACGAGAATATGCTGCTCCTTCATAGCCCACCTCTACTCCAAAGTGATCTGTCTCGTGATCAAAACAAGAGAGTGGATATTGGATAAGTCGCTGACGTGGAATAGCAGGCAATGCTTTGACTTGGTATCCAGTAAAAAGTGGACCCTTTGTTGCATCAGTACTTGAACGTGTCAGTGTGAATTGGAAGCCAAGGTATTCTTGTGCTGCGGTTGGATAACTTACATTAACTTCAGGTACATTTGCTCCTTGTGCAAAAGTTCCAATGCGTACAAAGTTATCTACATAATCAATAGAGTCAATGTTTAACCCACCATTAGCAGTATCAACGCGAGCCTGGATTAACTTAAAGATTTTTGTTTCTAATGTGTTATAGCGGATGTATCCAGTACGCAGATATCCTTCTGCTACTAGGCTAGTGGTTGATTCCGCCCAAGTATTATTGCCATTGGTGAACGCCGCTCTGTCTGAGTTGCCAAAGAATGCAACCTGAGTTGCAGTAGTTGTAGTTCCAGATGCAACTAAGTCCCAAGCCCAAGGAAAGAACAATGAGTTTGCAAGGACAGTAGTAGATAAATCCACACGGACAAGCCCTGCTTCTCCATCTATCTTGGATGATAGATAAGCAAAATTATCACGAAAAGCTATGTTGTTACAAGGTGCATCTTTGAATAGTAATGGTCCATATTGAATATCACCAGCAGTATCTGCTATGCCTGCTCTAAATCCTAGACTTGTTGCAAGGATTGCGTAAGCTCCAAGGTAAACATCAAAGTCATTGATGCGCTCACCTTCTGGCATATCAATAATAACTGTAGGTGTACTTAAAGTTGGAAAACCTAAAGAGTTAGGAACTGCAGCATCTAAGGTAATCTTAAATACAGATGATGAAGTACCGTTTGGATCATATCCTGATACATAGATAGCCTGTGGTCCCTCAGAGATACTAGACCAGACCCAAGAAGTATTAGGATGGGTAAAGAAAGCAGCAGGTAGTGCGCCAGATGCGTGATTGGCATCTAGTTCATAGAGGGCGTTATTGATAGCAGCAATAACGCGTTGCTTAACAAAACGAATAGTGGCACGAGTAGTGCTAGAAGCGTTATAGATTTCAGTATCGCTAGTAGTACCAGCAAGGTTACCTCGGTGAACGTGGGTTCCATTGATAAAGAAGTATTGCTTGCCATTAGTGGTAAGGCTAAAGATAGTAGATGCTGTGCCAGCCTGTGTGTAAGTACTAGATACAGCAGCGCTTGTAATCTTCTTTAGAGCAGTGCCATCTGTTACTAGGATGCAGTCATCAGTGCCATCATTGACACCGATAAGTTGTGCAGCAGCAGCACCTGAATAAAATGATGCTGTGTCATTGAGCAGGGTAGCTTGTCCTCTAGTCCATACATCTAATCCCTTAGACTCCGTGTATTGAAATCGTAGCGACTCTTCTTGGACAGGTTCAAAGAACTTGATGCCAGCGCCAAGGTGGAATGAACTTTGAGATCGGACCCACCAACCAGTGAGCGTCTGCTCACCAGGCTCACGGCTCTGGTCAATCTGTTGCTTACGATACTGAGCTGTGACACGACGGTAGGGTGCATCATCTGAGTTAAGCAAGAAGAATGGCAAACCAGCAATTGCTATGTCGTAGGCTTCTCCTGTTGCTGAATAGTTTGTAGCACCTGATGGGTTGGAAAGTACGTAGGGAATACCCTCGGTAATATCATCGCCGTAACTCACTTATTTACCCCGTTATCTAAAAGTAGATACTGTTTCATTAAAAAGTAATTGTTCCTGTTCCAGCAGTAAAACGATAAACGCGATAACCTGTACGAGTTGGTTGTGTATAAGTTAATCCACCGCTAACAGTTGCCGCTGCTTGTGTATCTGGATATGCAATAACAACGATTCCAGAACCGCCATCTTTAGAGTTTCCTCCAAGACCGCCTAATGCACCACCACCGCCACCACCAGTATTGGCAGTACCAGCAGTTGCTGCAAGACCAGTAGCATTATTAGATCCGCTACCTCCACCACCAGTTCCACCAGTTCCGACTGAACCGGATACATCATCTGTTCCACCGCCACCGCCACCTGCATAAGTTACAGATGTACCAGTAATTGAGGATGCAGTTCCTGCTCCACCATTGCCACCATTAGTAGAAGAACCATTACCGCCAACAGCGTTAGCGCCACCGCCACCACCTCCGCCAATAGAACCACCCGAACCTCCAGTGTTTCCTTGACCTACAGTTCCTGCTCCACCTGATGCTAAGTATCTTCCTCCGCCACCAGATCCACCGCTACCTGCTGTTACTTCTCCACCATTACCGCCACCAACAGAAGTAATAGTTGAAAATACTGAACCAGAACCACTTGAGAATGTTGGAGAACCAACACCGCCAGCGCCGACAGTTACCGTATAAGCAACACCTGTGCTAACAGCAAATGATGTGCTAGTTCTAAATCCTCCAGCACCTCCACCACCGTTACGTCCACCGCCACCACCGCCACCTACTACTAGGTATTCGACTGCAGGTGATGGGACAACAGCATTTGATTCTGCGCTTGCAACGCTTGTTCCGTTTGCATTTACAGCAGATATATTAAATGTGTAAGATGTACCAGCAACAAAAGTTCCAGTTACTGTCAATGGTGATGTAGTTCCAGATGTTGATAATGCTATTGATGGTGTGCTAGTTGTTGTGTAAGAAGTAATTGCACTTCCACCAGTTGCACCAGCAGTAAATGGTACAGAAACTGTTGTTGAATTAGTAACTGTTACAGTTCCAATTGTTGGAGACTGTGGAGTAGTTGTTGCTGTAATGCTATTAGATGCAGCAGATGAAGCACTCTGACCAATAGCGTTTACTGCTTTTACTGTAAAAGTGTATGCAGTATTAGACTGCAATCCAGTAACTGTAACTGGAGATGCTGAGCCTGAACCAGTAAAACTACCTGGTGAAGATGTAGCAATATAAGAAGTTATAGGCAAGCCACCACTGTAAGTAGATGCAGTAAATGCAACCGTTGCAGCTCCATTGTTGTACGCTCTACCAGTACCAGTATTTGTTGCTGTGCCGATAACTGGAGCATTTGCAACTTTCTTTGAAGAAGAAGCGACTGTTCCTAGGATTTTCATTAGGCGCTCAGATCTCCTATGAGTATCCAAGAATTTGTAGCAAGTTTAATAAGTGTTGCTGCTGAGTATTGTGTGCGTAACTTTAACCCTGGAGTAGCATTAACAGTTACACCAACCGCACCTGCAACGGTCACTTGACCTGCTCCAATTTGAGTAAGAGTTATTTGAGTTCCAGTAGCAAATGCTACGCTTGAGTTTAAGGGAACCGTTAAGGCAATTGCTGCTGCGTTGTTAAGAGTTACTAAATCTCCAGCATCTCCAGCTACTAGCGTATAAGTAGTGCCAGTCTGGGTGTTAAGTGGGATAGTCTCATTAAGTCCTGCTTCAAAAGCATTGAGTGCTTCAGATACAAAGACGTGCTTGACTGTTGCCCCGCCTGAGTGTGAAATAGCACTAGAGCCAGACTGACCGCGAACGATAGTAAAGGTATCGCTAGAATTAGCAGTAACAAAAACAATTTCTTCGTTGATAGTATCTGGGTCAATGGCTACTGAGAAGGTATCAATGTTGCCAGAGGATAGGGTTACACCACCGAGAAGGGCAGCACCAGTACCAGTAGCCACAGTCATAGATGTAGCAGAGTTTGATATACCAGAGGCAAGCGTTGTCTCTACGCTGATACT